GCTTTCTCCAGGCTGGTAGCGATCTCGTCGAGCGACTCCCGTGAGGCCTTAGTCACTGCTTTTTGTCTTGCTATTTTAACTTTGGCTTGAGCCAGTGAGGTCTCTGCTGTTTTTAGCTTTAACGCTACTGTTCCTGCCTTGGGCTTTGCTAACCCTGGAACGTCTTTCCTGAGATTGATCGCTACCTGTAGGTCTTTTTTTGCAGCGTTAAACGCCGAAAGAACACCAGCGCGGGCCTCGTTAAGAACCTCCGCCTGCTCGATGATTGCTCGGTAGTTCGACAGGCGTATCTGCGCGTCCTTGAGACCTCGGATATTCCGATACCGTTTCGCGGCCTCCGCAAATGCAGGGTCCAGTTCCTTCATGACCTTGTCCCAGTCGCGAAGGTACTTGCTTAGGCCTGTTTTGTTTTTGCTGCCCTTGATTAGGGTTCTAAGCTTAGTTCTTTCCTTTTCGATAGCCTTTTCTTTTTTCTTGTTGGCTCTGCGATATGCGTCTTCCGACTCCCTGTCTGCGGCTTTCTTTCTTTTAAGCGCCTCTTTTGAATCTAATACCTCATCAGGAACCTTGGCTTTTTTGGTACGGGCAGGAGTTACGACAGAAGCGCCCAGGTCAATGAGCCTTTGTCTCGATGCCCGAATCTCTGCGCTACGCGTGGCGATGTCTTGGGATATTTGCTGGGCGCGTATAAGAACTGGGACGTTCTTCTTTTTGTTTATGTCGGCCCCGTCAATCTGCTTTTCGATCGCTAGTATTACGGTGTCAAGGTCATCGTCAACGGCCTTGAGGCTCACTCCTCTTTCCATGTCGAAGGGGTTCTGTTTCTCCGGGTTCCAGCGCCTAGTGAATGGGGTCCTCCAGGACTTGACTGACAGGGGAAGGTCCTCAAGCGGTATGTCTTTTAGGTATTGAAGGTAAATCCTGGATATTTGCTCCAGTTCAGCCGCAGCCTCTGCCTCGATGATAGCTGCCTCTGCTATGCGGGCCTTGGCAACGTTGTACTTTGCTTCCGCAAGCGCCTTCTGCTGAACAATAGCCACCTCTTCGGGGGTGCCTCCCTTTATTACAGTCGTTCCCCTTGTGTGCTCAAGAACCCCAATCCTTGACTTGGTATCAAGGATCTCAGCGGTGAGACGCTCCTCGTCTTTGATGGCCTGGATGTATTGGTTGCGGATGATCTCCAGGTCGGCCTTGGCTGACTCATTAAAGCCAAGCTTCCGATGTACATTTAGGTTGTACGTGCCGGTTATCGCCGCGTTCTCAAGTTCCTTATTCAGGAAAGCCACAGCCTCTAGCGGGTCTTCAAACTTGTCCGCATCTCGCACCACCTTGGCCCACTTATTAAGAGACCTGGTTTTCACAAACGCGTTTCCCATCTCACCGATCTTGCCTATAGAGCCAAGCCCCAGGCCTATGACGCTAGGCTCCATAAAGACGACAGGCATCGCTAGAAGAATGTGGCTTGCCTGGCGCAGTGTTCGGTTGGGGGGAGGTCTATTGCCTGTCACCAACTCGTGGGCGGCCCTGAAGGTGTTGTCCATGTTTACGCCGATCTCCGGGTTGTAGACCAGGCTACCACCTGTGCGTAAAAAAGTTAAAGACGGCTCGCTCCACATCGCCTGCGGGCCTCTCCCAGCGCCTTCCTCGACGCCTCTCACCCAAGCGCCGAAAAGAGCACTCAAGGGAAAGCCTGCGCGAGTCAGATAAGCGAAAGGAGACTCTGTCTCTATGTGCATCTTGCCCCAGTAGGGCTGCTCGTGGGCTGCTATTGGAAGCATAACAGCAGCCAGGGCTTTCATAGGCCCAGGCAAGTTAGGGTTGTTCATTAGCCAGGTGTCCTGGCTGTCCTTCCATAGAAGGACCTTTCCTCTGCCCATATTGTAGATAGCAAGAAGCTTATCGCCTGCCCATATCTCTGCCCGTTCCTGTAGAACCTTGGTCGCCTCGAACTTCTCAACCTCGGTCAGGGCGGCTAGGTCCTCTGCGTTGTCTGCCACCAGTCGGTCGAATCTCGACTGAATGAGTTTGTGCCTTATTTTTGATGCGTTTAGTCCTGTCTTGCCTGGTCCTGTAAGGCGCGTGTAGGGAGCCTGTAGGTCTAGCATTGCTGCCGGGTCGCCTAGTAGGTACCTATAATAGTCCTGCATGCGGTAGTACGGCCCTGAGTAAAACCTACCAGGAGCGGCCAACTTGATACGCATGTTCTGAGCCCATTCAGACGTAGAGACATCTGCGTGACCATAAAGCCCTGGCTTTCCGGCCTTGCGTTCCTCTACCTCTTCTCCCTGGTTCCTAACGAAGGCCTGCCAGGACTCAGCTTCCATCACCTTAGCCAGTTCTTCTAGGAGGATCTTGTCTACGATGTCCCCGTTTTCTAGCTTCTCTATTTCAGCTTCTGCCTCTTCAGGGAGTGCGACAGGCTGGCCAAGAGTTGACCATCTAGCTGACCACAAGTCCCGTATAATCAAAGCTATGCCGTTTTCGATCCATTCTTCCGGCATCTCTTTCTGTATTAAAGGAAGGTCATTAACTATGAACTGAATAATCCCTTCGGGGGAAAAGTCGTTTCCGCCCTTTCTGGCCCGAACCATATCGACCCACTTCTTCCGATCCTCTTCAGGCATCTTCAGGATGATTTCGATTAAGCCTTCAGCCTGCTCCTTGTTGAGAACGGCCATTGAATCCTGAGTTGCAAGTTCTGCTTCGAGGTTCTCCTCAAAGGTCATTTTAGCAAACAGGTTCGGGTTTTCCCTCTCTAAGGCCTCCATTGCTTGCTCGCGGCTTTCCCCGAACCGATCCTCGCGCTCCTTCATGCGGGCCTTCATTTCGTCTTCGCGCTTCTTGTCTTCCTCGGTATACTCCCAGGACTGAAATCCCCAGTACCCTTCCGTTTCAGAGGACCAGCCACGCCCCATTGCTCGCAGCTTTAGGTGCTTTAGGTAGTCCGGCTCATCCTTCTTGAGCTTCTCTTGCTCCTCTTGGCTTATGCCCTCCAGCCTCTCTTTTGCCTCTTCAGGGGTCACGTCCCGAAGCGCTTCTATCTTTTCTTCTTCAATAGTAAGGCCCCAGTCACCACCTTTGTACTGATCCCTGAAGTCTCTTAGGGCTAGTGCCACGGCGTCCTTTGAAAGGCCTCTTTTCTTAAGCCCTTCAGCGTAGTCATACTCGTCGCGGTTAGTTGGGTAGGTAAGCTTGCTTCCTACCAGCCCTACGCGTGCTCTTCCCGCACGGCCCAGGTAGTAGGACACTGCGTCCTTTACGTTACCTGTGGTTCGGCCTGCCGACTGTGTGCCTAAATGAAACCGAGTTGCTCTCTCGTATGTGTTTGACTTCGAGAACTCCTCCCAGGCTTTCTTTGGGATATCGGCCCGGAGCTTGCCCCACTTGAAGGGCCATACGGTTGTTGAGTCTTCCAGAGAGCCTTCTTTTGCCCTTTGCAGAGGAGAGAAGCCTCTTGAAGGCACTGCTGTAGCTACCCTTAGTGCTGCGTCCGTCAGTGGGTCGAGTAGCTTTGGATTAGGGACAGGAACGTTTAGACCCACCTCTACCGTTTCTTCTTTTTCGGTAACCCCTGGGTCAAAGTCAGGGGCGTCATACGGGGTGTGCGCGGCACTACTGTGGGCGTTGGTGTACCAGGAACCCCACAGCTTGCCGTAGTCTCTTACAGCGTCGATGGACGCGCTGGCTGTGCCTCTGCCTAAAAAACCAAGACCTGTGCCGATAGCTGCGCCTGCGACTATGCCTGGCAGGCCTCCTACTATGCCTGCCGCTGCTCCCATACCCCCGGTACCTATTGGCATGTACTTTTCAAAGGTCTTCTGGAGCCCTGGGGTCTCTCCGATCCTTTCCATTACCTGTTTGTCTTGGTCTTCCTGAATAGCCTTGAATCTTTCTATCCACTTCTCTCTTCGCTCTGCCTTTGTTCCCGTGACAAGAGCAGGATCCCACATCTCGATGTCTGTTAGGTTTGAACCATAGTCGATAAGAAGTGAAGCCCCGCCAGGTGTCTCAAGGCCCCCAAGGCCTTTGTTTACAAACGCTGCCTGCTGACGTGCGAGCGCGACATTCGTCGCCTCTTCCATAAGGGCACCAGCTTTGGCCTCTTCGTTTGCCTGCGTGACCTCTTCGTCGGTAGGACCGAGAGGGTCAGCCGCCTCCTGGGGGGATGGGTCAGCCATTAGCTTTCACTGAATCCGTCGCCAGAGCTTTTGTTGGAGCCGCCCTTGACCTCTGTGTCAGTGCCTGCCATCTCTGCTGACTTTAGCTGCTCTTTAATCTTTTTGTACAATAGCTTCTGTTGCGTGGGGTCCAGTCCCTCAAGGCCTTCCAGGCTCTCGGCGGTGCTGCCGGGGATCCTCTGCATCTTTTCAGTCCACTTTTTAAGATTCTTCTTAGTGGCCCCTTCTTTTGCTCTCCCAAATGATTTGAAGATGTCGTCCATTGGAATCTCGCGCTCGTACATTATCTCTGCTTTAGGGTTCGCACGAGGCCCCTGCACATACTCAAGATCAACTTCAGCTATTGTCTTTGGTCTCTGTGGTACTTGGGCACCTTTGACCATCCAGTCCAGGAATGTCATATCCACCTTTTCATCCTCACCTGGCTTGCCTGTTTTCATAGCCATGGTGGCGGACGCCTGCTCGGCAAGAGGGACGTTTAGGTCCTTCATTCTCTTAGCCATCGGCTCGACTAAATCCTTAAAAAAGGATTCCATCGCTACCATTCCTCTGGAGCCAGAGGCCGCTTTAGATTTGCTCATGAGAACATTGGCCTGCTTGAGCGCCTCGTCCGCTTGTATTTCCCTAGTGGCTGCTCGGAGTTCCGAAGCCTCACCTACGTCTTTTCCTAGATCATTAAAACCGCTACTTATCGTGGCTGCTTGTGACCATAGTGGTGCATTGTCTGGGTCTATTACTCCCTTGTGCAACCATGACCTTAGCGAGGTAGGGGGGATTCCAAGATGAGACTCCACACGGGAAATCAAAGCCTCCTGCTGCCCGCCATCCACACCCCTGATAAGGCCTCCTGAGTCTCCGAGTATACTGTTGAGTAGAGCCGATGCCGAACCCGTATCCGCCATCGTCGCCGTTTCGAGCGGGGTACCACTGCCGATTAGCGCCCGCCATCCTGGGATACTCTGGTTTGCCGACGACGCCGAACCATTGATGTTGGCGGCATTTAATGTAAGCCAGTCCTGAAACTTTTGCTCTCCCAAACTACTTAGCTCTTCAGGGAACCTGCTCATCAGGGCAGTGTCAAAGGACTTCCCCATGGCGTTCGCTAAACCAGTCGCATGCTTTCCCTGCAACCCAAAGTGTGCCGTGATGAAAGAACTACCAAGGCTTGCGAACAGACCAGACATCTGGGATGCGTATGCCCGCTCGGCACGGTCGGACAGCGTCTCCCTTCTTGACTTTGCATCTTCCTGCGCTCTCTTGTACTGCAACTGGGTTTTTCGCCAATCAATAATCATCTCCTGCGCCTCAAGAGCGTAGGCTAGTGTGTCGCCTGGTGGGACAGGGCTCGGGCTGCGGATACCCTGGGCTTCGTTCCTGGCCTTAGTTGCTGCTAGGTTCATGTGGATCTTCCAGGCCAACTTTCTATTTGCGGCCCGCACCTTCATCTCGTAGTCTGTAAACCGTTCTGCCATTTTGACTCCTATAGAGGCTCGCCCGTATATGGGTTGTATCGAAGGGGCTGACCCGCTGGGGTATATCGCACCTCATTTACAGCCGCTCTCCTCAAGGCCTGCTGGTCGGCTACCGACCCATGTGCGGCTATGCCTTCTGCCGTGGCATCAACAGGGTTAGCCATCCGCGCCCCTTGTATCTTGCCTATGGTGGTTGCCGACTTGGCAAGGGTGGCGGGGTCAAGGGCTCGTTGCATCTGGGCACTGTTCCCGGCTTTCCCTGCGGCTTTCTGTTGGGCTATTTGTTGATTAAGCTGATTGATCATCTGCTTCTTGTACTGTGCCTGTTGGTCGCTAAGCTGGCCGATGGCCTGCATGCCTGCTGCTTCGCTCTGACGTTCTCGCTCCCCGGCGTCCTTAAGTGCCATCTGGGTCTGGGCGGCTTGCCAGGGTGCGCCTTCGGCGCTGGTCATTAAGGCGCGGGCGGTCTGTCCTGTTTCTGGTGTCCTGGTGAGACCCATGTACTTCTGGACCTCCTGGCGCGAAAGCCCAAGGCCTTCATTCATCCACTTTTCCGTTGCCTTGTTGCGCTGATTCATAAGGTTCGCAAGCTCAGGGTCACCCTCCGTAGCGAGACCGTAAAAAAACCCTGCAACAAGACCAGCAACGGCAAGAGGCCAGATGCCTGTGGAGAGCCCTGCTGCGCCCCACGTCAAGGCGTCTGCTCCCGCGCCCTCCCAGTCCATGGTGTCCCAATATCCTACGTCTTCAGCCATGAAACCCCCTACTTAAACGCAATGTATTTCATATTTCTAACACGCACACGGGTATGCGGTGATTCGGACCACATCTTTATGGTTGCACTGTACCACTCTGGCGAAAGATTTGTATTACTGAAGTCCACGGAGTTGTCGCGTGAAGGTTGTTCCCGTGACCAGAGGTAGTGTCCCGACCAGGTCCTGTCCCTCATCCTGAATCTCTGTTCCCATAGGAAGTTCATAGCAGGAAACTCGCCGTCAATCGTGCTTTGCCCTCCTAGCTCATCCGACGAAGGCGCAGTCTGGTCTATACTTACAGACTCCTCCACGATACGGAACTGGCCCGTGATGTTTCTGTCCTGCTCATCTCTTAAAATCGACTCACTCCTTACCAAAAACAGCTTCATTCCCCCGCCGCGAGTTATAGAAGACCCCGTCTTAGGTTGATCGTTCCCAACAAACACCTGCCAGGTAAAACAGATGGCGCTGGGTCTGTAGGGCAACTGGAACGTTATGCCTGCTCCTGGAATCTCGATGTAGTCCACACTTGGCTGCGTGAAGGGGTTAGTTCCGTTTGCATAGAGTTCGGAGAAGAAGTCAAGGTTGGCCGTTGCTCCCTGCTGGCCCCACTGCGTAAGGGACCCTGGCGCGATCTGCTCTTCGGTGATTAGCTGCTCATCTCCCCATCCTCCTCCGGTGCCAGGAAAAGCACTATCACGCAGGTTAGCGTCGTCCATCCATCCGTTGACCATCTCAAAGGATGGTAGGATGTCCCGTCCTGCGAGCCCGTCAACCCCTGGCGTAGGCGCTTCCGCCTTGTAATAGGCATCGGAAACCGTGTCGCCAGAAGGGGTGTCTCCGTTTGCGAAGTTCGGAAGGCTGGGTTGAATAATGGCCATGACGGCTCCTACTGCCCTGTTATTATCTTGCCAGACTGCAATGCGATTGCAGAAAGATTAGCATTGTCAATGGTACACTTCATTGTTGTTTGACGGCCAAGGCCGCCTACAGCCTCTGGTGGATTTTCCCCCCACGTACCTCCGCCCCCAATCCCGGTGCTCCAGGCAGAAGGCGCGCCCATGCCAGTCCCATTGTTCCATGGAATCAGGCACACACAGGCGCGAATCTTCTTTATATTAGGAACAACGGGCCGCCCGTCCGCTATCGCTTGTGCCACATAGGCTTCGTTTGCACCTGTAAGAAGGACATCTTTAGTGAGAAGGATGCGGATGGAAATATCTATCGAGTGCTTTCCCCATCCCCGGAATATGCTCGCGCTGGTGGGGCTGATGCGGAACAACTCGCCTTCGTATATGGGCGGCGCAGCTTCCGTTCCTCCAGGCGTGACGAAGAGCCAGTTTCCTGAGCCCCTCTGGTAGAACCTTTCGGAGTAACCAAGAGGCCTCCACGCGTTCACATGGGCTCCCATGAGTTCATCGGCGTCTGAAAGAAACTGAAGAGTAAACCCAACCCTATCTCTCGCGTCTGTCTGTGATAAGGCCCCTTCATCTGAGAAGTCTCCGTTAATGTAGTTCAACCGACAGTTGAACAGAACTAGAACTCCGTCAATGTTCTGCTCCGACGCGTCGTCCAGGTTTATTCCTGCCTCGGAATGGGTAGAACCCCCTCGGAAATCAAGCTCCAGGTCGCGGGCGGGCGGCCCGTTAGTTTCGAGGGGGAGCCAACCGTTATTAGTACGGGTCACCGGAGAAGGACCGGCGGCCCCGTTGTATTCCCCCCAAAGAAAGTAAGGGCTCATGTCACCTTGGCTTTGACTGTAGGAATCCCCAGGATTAGTGGGGGTGATCGTCAGGCCGCTCGCTCCGAAATAGGTCGCTCCGCCTGGATTGGTTACGCTTCCGAGAAGGCTTGGAAGGTGCTGGTCCCTGAAGCACCCCTCTCTCACACCAGCCTCGGCGTCATTCTGGTTGGCAGACTCCAGCATTTCAGTGATGGGCTGGTTGAGGTTCTCCGAAGTGAAGAGGTCCCTCTCCTCCCTTGGGGTCAGGTCTACAGTTTTCGCCATCTTAGCTTCTTACCTCCAGCACAATGAGAGACCTGTTGCTTATCACGCATCCTACGGATCCAGAGTTCGCTATGTCAGTGTAAGAGCCCAAGGTCGTATGGGCCTCGTCGTTATCAACTAAGACCATTTCCATCGCGCAAAGCTCAACGGTATGGGTTCCCTCCGTTACTATCTGCATGGTCTCTATGGTTATCGGGTAATCTCCGAAGTATCCGACCTGGCCCTTTACGTCATTTTCATACTCGGCTGTAGCTACGGCTGAGACCTCGACTATCTGCCCGTCGATTCGTAGTGCATAGTTCGTGGGGGCGTAGTTGTTGTCAATCTGGAAGCTGGCTAAAACCCAAAGCATGCTGGTGTCGGTCTCTATCCTGGCTTTCATTATAGACGACCAGGTATAGGTCTGAAGCACGGTGACTGGATTATCTATCGTCGCTGGACCGAATAGCTGTAACTTGCTCCCTACATTTGAAACCATGTTTCTAGCTGCAGTCTCTGCTATTGTCTGATCTTCAGGAATCCACCAGCGATATGCAGCGTCTTGAGAGAGCGCATCCCGAAATCCGTTATTGATTACGGCTGGAGCAATAACAGCCGTTCCTCCCGTCTTCCCTGCAAGGCCTCCGTTAAGGCAATCTAGCCTCCAGTTGTGCTCGTTAAGCGTGCCGCCTAGCTCCCCTGCAACCTCCTGAAAGCCTCGATTAAAGTCATCAACTCCGATTACAGAGCCGTTAGGGATGGTGAACTTAGGAAACTGCCAACTCATGCTGGACCTTCCGGTACACGAGCGCCGCCTGAGTCGTGCGGTAGAGTATCTATAGAGAAGCCGAAGAAGTCGAATGGTTGATCAGAACTAAACTCTAGCTTAAATACCTCACAGGAAGGAACGAACAGAGAGGCCCTTACCCAGTATGGCCTTCTACGAGCCCAGAACGCCTGCTCTGGCGTGTCTCCTGGGGCTACCCCCAGTACAGTGTCCCCCCAGACCGTGGGCGGGTCTTCAATAGGAAAGGCGTTGACTGTGTCGGTGTACAGGGGGTCTTTCTTCCAGTCCCTATAGACAGTCACGGAGATATCAGGGGTGAACTCACCTGTCTCTCGGAGCCAGATAAACACCGTAAGGGGCGATTTTCGGAATCTCGAACTTGCGTTGGTAAGCCATACGGTTTCTATAGTTGCGGTTCGAGCTTTAGGAAGGAAGGCTGTATTTTGGCGGTTGAGCACCCAGACAGAAGCAATGTTAAAGGGCGGCCCAACATCAGTTCCATCGGACGTGATCCCTTCAGCGTGTCCTGCAACCAGAACGTATTCTCGGTGGTCCCTTGTGACACAGGCTGCTGACGCAGTAGTGTCAGCCCGTCGCCGCCAGCCCTTTCCGTCGAAGACGTAGCAGACGCTGTTGCTCTGAGCCCCTTTCAGAGGGAGCCAACACATATACTCCTTGGTGCGAGGGTCCACGACGGCCACGGAGGCCAATCGGCGGCTCTTGTTCATGTCGCGCAGGTAGTAGGAAATGGCGTCGGAGATAGGAAGTATGGTGGTGCCGTCATAGGAGTAGAACCCGTCCCGACCTAGCCAGATAAGAAGGCCGTTTTGCGTGGCTGCTATAGAGCTTGGGGCAACACATCCAACGGTAGTGCTTACGGTTGCCGTTCTAAAACCAGTGCCTTCTGAGTTATTGACGATGAGGAAGGTACTGTCTTCTGTGAAAACTAAAAGCCCGACTTCATGCTGCCATAGTCCTGTGATCTCGTCGCCCTGTGGGTCCGGGTAAATCTCCTCGTTTACGCCGAAAGACCCAAATCTACCCACGAGGGAAGGCCTGATCATTCCTGGAGACTCTATCGTGTTGGCGATCCAGAGCCTGCCAAATGCCATCTTGCACAGCTTAAAAATCGGCACAGGAACTACTTCTACTGGCTGCGCGAGAAGCCATGCGTCTGGGGTATTGTCGGGGTATACCTGAGCCCTGTTATCAGGAACCGTCGCAAAGGACCCTATGCCTGCTCCTACGGTTGAGGGGACCTCAAACAGGTCGGCGGAACCAGAGTTGAGGACATCCTTGGTTCGATACAGAATCCTTCCAACAGTGAAGTCGGGCCCTTTTTCTATGCCTGTCCAGGCGATGAACTTGGGAAGGACATCAGGTAGTTCGTTAGGGGTATAGGCTCCTAGAGTATCCAACTTAACCCAGAGATCCGCTGTCCATTGTTGTTTCATATTGATGGCATTGGAGCGAGAAGACATTGGAGATATATTCCCCCACTTGTCAACCCATTGAATAGCCCCGTACCACTGGCCTTCCTTCAAAACCCCGCGAGCCAAGACATCCTCACTTTGGGCGCCTGGATATAGTGCCTCTTCGTGGACTGTCCCTACCCTGCCAAAGCGAAAGTCAGGAGTAACGCCTGTTTTTTGAGACCCTTCATTACCAAGCACCACTGAGTCATGGGCATACCCCTCCGAGTTAGCCGACTCAAGAGCTTCCTTAGTGGGGGGATCGGTTGTACCGTCACTATTCATTCTGGAGTCGCCTGCAAACGGCGAGGAAGGGCCAAGGGCCACGGGAGCGGACGGGGTCTCAGAGTAGCCAAGGGAATCTATCGTTTGTCCGTCGAAGAACAGAGCCCTTCCTGTCTGCGGCACAATAACTATTCCGTTAGGGGTTCGCTCAAACTGAGTAGGAAAGGCGGGTCGGGTTTTATCTGGTAGCCCTTGGAATCTAAGAACCCCTGTGTGGGCCATGACCAACGCGGGGTCAAACTCTCTTACTATAATGTGCCAGCCTCTATTCCACCCCTCGTGCTGCCATATCATGTTGCCAACATGAGCCAGGAGAACGTCCCTCGTCCCGTTCATTAAAAGAGAATGGAAAATCCCGTGTACACGGGTTCCCATCGAGGACGTATTCTGGACGACGGTGTATCTAGGATCTTCAACTTGTTCTGAGGAGTACTCTGGCTGGTAAAGGCAAGGCCCTACCACTGAGCGAAGCGTTCCTTCATCAGTAGGGTAGAAGTTCTCTATCCGTGCCGCCATTTCGTCAGGAGCGATTAGGTTTCCGCTCTCTATTCTGACTACTTGCGGCGGTCCCGTCTTTCTGTAGCGGGGATCGGCCATTGGCTCACCCCTTTACTCCTTACTCTTTTTCCGGGAGATTTTCGGCTTGCTCTCAGCGGGGGCGTACACCTTGACTCTGCTGCCCCTAGAAGAGAAAGCAAGTCCGGTCTTCCCATCTGAGGAGACAGCCACTACCAGAGAAGTTGTTCCGTCTTCGCAGGTATGAGTTGATCCGAGTTCTAACTTAGCCATAGTTTCTCCTTGTCAAGCCTTAACTTATTGGCCAGGGCACGTCCTGTCTATGGTACCACAGGAAAAAGTTCAGTGTTTCGGTAGTCGGTAGAGTACCACCTTCTAAAAGAGTAAGCCCCAGGAATGGCCCTGCTTGGAGTGCGGCGCATGTTCTGGGCCTGTGGCTTGAGGTCTCCGTACCGCTTGGCAAGGATAAAGAGTTCGTTCTGATAGCGCGAGCGCACATTAGAAGCCGCCGACTCATTCCCGTTCATCTCATACCAAAGCTCCATCGCCTTGCTTACCAGAATATCGCAAGCCTCTGCCTGGACGTAAGGAACGTCGGCGTCGTCAATCAGTCTTTCTGGGCGTCGGATGCAGTTCACCCGGATGACATAGCGCTGGTCAGGTATAGGATACAGGCACATCGACTGGTATCCGTGGGTGTCACGCAGCCTGCGACTATAGTCTGGATGAAGCTGTCCATTGTCTATGAAGTACCCGCGAGTGGCGGCCATGGTGTCCACTTCTGCTAACAGATAATAAGCATCGGATATTTCTATATGCCCTTCCGGCTCTGGGTGGCTGTCATATGCTGGCGGACCAACGGTGAGGCCTGTGTTTAGAGCCAGTGAATCATAGATAGCTCCGCCAAATGCCGGAAGGTGTTGGTACTTTGAAAAGTCAGCCGAGTGCCTTCTTCGGTATATTCTCACCTTGAAACCAGAACGCCCCGCAAATGCTCTTTTGAAGCTTCTTTGGACAGAACCTCCTCCTCCAAGGGTCTGTTCATAGGACCCTTGACCGAGCATCCCTAGCATGAACTCGATATTTGGAAGACGCACTAGAGTAGCAGGAAACCTCGGTCCGGTTACAGGGAGCGATTCCAGGTACTGGTTCATAACAGTAATCTTTTGGGAAGGAGGCGACGGCGCCGACTCCCAAAGAGGCTCCCTAAAGCGGGAAGACGATGCAGGCCACCCTGCCCCTACATCATAGGGTGGGCCTGTCAAACCACCTGGATAGGTTGGTTCGTAGCCTGTCTCTTCAACCCATTGGCTAGTTGCGTTATTTGTGTAGTTGGAATCAAACGCTCCAGGTCCTGGATTGCTGAAGGCGATGTCTCGTTTTCCCCAGGTATAGGTAACGATATAACTGAACTCTCCAGCAGGCTCAGGGCCTGACCAGTAGAAGTTCTCATTAAGGATTACATCGGCGGCGGTGGGGTCTTCTACAAACTCCCAATGTTCAGCTATTGGGGCTGTATTAGGGGCAGGAAGTTGGAAGTGTTCGCGCCTGAAAGCCTTGTAGGGGCGTCCCTTGATGGTTCTAAACTGGTCGTCCAGGGCATAGGAGTCAGCGGTATACTGAAAGACAACATCAATCATGTTCTGTCTTGGGGTGTCCTCTGCGCTGTCCTTGCCCTGGCACAGGAAGTCTTGAGCCTGGATGAAGTCGTCTGGAAGGTAGTAGCGGTCAGTGTAGATCCTGTACTTAAACGGGCCAATCTGATTTGGCTCAATAGTGAACTTATACTTCTCTATTGGGACTGGATTCCAAAGAGAAAAGTAATACTGTTTTTCATCTTCACCTTCGTCATCTGGTTTCTCGATCTTCCAAATCGTTCGTATTCTGGTTTGAAACCAAGTGGTCTCCCCTCCGGTTCCACCCCTTGGTTCAAGCCCAATATCAATCCTGCGGCCATCCCAACTTCCATCCGTCTTTGGTAAAATGCCTCCCTGCGATTTAAAGGAACCCCATGCCACGGCATCTCCGTTTAGATTCAACTTCCAAACCCATGGGTTGCCGAAGTATTTGGTAGCGTCACCGTCAGGAGGGGGAGACACTGCCTCGGCGGCTCTTACGGTAGGAGCAAAGTTACTATCATGATCTTCATCTACACAGATTAAACGATCAAGCATGACGCCTGCCGCGTCAGTGACCTCGTCATTGGAGATCACCTGCTCCTGAGTAGCGAACTCAAGCTCAGACTGGAAAAACAAAAACGGGGCTTCCAGAGCAAGCTGCTGGTAAGCCCGGTTAATGAACTCGTTTAGACGGGTCTTGGCCTCTACGCTCTTCTTAGGAGCCCAGTCAGACTGAGCAAAGATAGCGTTTCTTAGTTCACCAAGATTCATCCGCCCTCCTTACGGGAAGGCTGTCTAGCCTTTGCACCAGAGTTTCAAAGGAAGAAAGAAGATACCGGATACACCGGGATCTGTTTCTACGCTGACTGACGTGATAAGGCCTACTCCGTTCTCTCCGGGTGCTCCAGCAGCAGGAGCAACAGCAAGCTCGCCTGCCGCAGCCGCCTCTGTGCTGGCTGTGTTCCCGAACAATCCGATAGCACCCGCCGTGTTCGTTAAGGCAGTACCGTTCCCTGTCCTTTGGGCAAAGCCAAAACGAATCTCGATTGAGGCCACAGGTAGATTGAGCGTAGCATTGGTCATGTCATTGAACAGCGTTCCAACCATTATGTTATCATCTGCGAAACCCACCCCCCCTGTAGCCACGACACTGTCATAGGTGCCGTCTTGGCGCTGAACAGCGGTATTCTGTGCAAGGCTTAACTCAAGCCCTACATAGATGAATGTTCTTTCGCCTTCGCCATCTTGGTTAGCAGGTTGAGTGTGAATAAATCCAAGAGGTAGTTGTGCGTTTCCAACACCTACACTGACCATAGTCAGGTCAATCCCCATTCCAGTTCCAGCAGACATAGCGTACTCCTTTTAAGTTCTTAGTTTAACTATTTGCAGTCAATGTAAACAGATTCAGTTCCAGCGCCAACAGCGCTAAGTCCGATGCCAATGCCGACTTCTGCTGGAGTCCCCGCAGTCAACTGCCCTGCCGCTAGCGCCGAGATGAGTGACTCATTCTGGGCATAGCTTCCGTCAACCCTGGCATTAACTACGCCCTTCTGAACAATCCAGCCACTCTCCCCGTTTAGGATTGCGTGGGCGGTTACCCCTATAATACGGGCCGTAATGCCTGCGGCTGGGTTCCGCTCGCAGGCGTCATAGGCGGCGGAATCGTCAGCGCGGGAAACAGGAACGCCTATTGCAAGGTCCGCAGCAGCCGTAATATAGATCCAAACCTTCGTTCCGACGTGGTCAGAGTTAGGCTGTTCAGTCGTGGTCAGACCAGGACGGAAGGCGACAAAGTCTGTTACGAGACTCGTGTCGATAACTTGCAGCCGCCAACCCCGCTTAATGTGATAAGCAGGATTGTAGACATAAGGTACTTCTGGATTCAATGACATTGAGACCCCCTATGGAATAGCTGTACCACAAACAGCGCCGTTGCAACGAAGCTGCGTAGTGTTGAGACCCATGGCCAGAACAATCTCGTAGCGCCAGAGGTCTTGCTCTGGAAGACGGAAGGGACCGCGAACAGCGAAGTCACCAGTCGTTTCAATCTTGGAGTCGTGCCCCATCGTGAAACCAAACCAGGTGTTTGTGTTCAGCATGTAGATGACGCCACCTGAAACAGGAGGAGTACCAACGATTAACGCGGGAGCAACAAACGGTGCAGCGTTAGCCGTAATGGAGTCTTCCAAGTAGAAGTCCGCATCGAGGAACTTGATTCCGCGTCGGATTTTCTTAGGAGCGCGGTCGCCGCCTTCGGTCGTGTCGGTGACGATACGAACCTGCGTGTCGAGGTCTTCCAGGTAGTTGAGGTAAGACAGTTCGTCGCCCAACAGGAGGTCAGGAGCACCCATCGTCATCTGCTGACGAGCGCAGGCCAGGTAGGTCTGGCGCATAATGCTCCGACCGTTAGTGGCGAAAGACGTGCTTTGCCCAAACTGGTTAGTCCAGCCTGTCACAGCAGCCTTGTTCAACCCGAAGACGGTATTGACCTGAGCAGCGGGAGCAGCGAACTCAATCGCACCAGACCGTGGGCCGCCTGGGGCACCTGGGTCGTAGGTCGTGTCGCCGTTGAGGGTCAAGAAGCCGCCAACACCTGCGCCGTTTCCTGCTGCAAGTTGCTGCGAGATGCGCTCGTGCAGGTCGCTCATTGCCAGTTCTGGGTAATGCTGGATGATTCGAGCAAGGTCCATTTCACCGTTAGCTTCGGACAGATCCTTCCCAGGAACGTCGAACGCGTAAATCAGGCGAGGAGCGAAGGCACTACCGCGTGTCGCCGCTTGAGTACGCCCACCGGCAATAACCTCAGAGCCCGTGGAAATCTGCGTAACCTGGCCAGGGCCTGCGGTTACAACAGCGAACTCACGGAAGGGTCCCTGCAGAACCTTGCGTTCGATTTGGCCTTTCTCTACCATTTTCTGGAAGAGGGGATGCCATGTGGTGAACAGTTCCGAATAAGACGGCATCAAATCCACTAATGCGGTTGCCAATACGTCAGGACTAATAGCCATTTTTAACTCCAGGTTATCTTCAGCCTTTGGCTGATCTGATTGCTCTAGCTACTGCTAATCTTCGTTTCTCATTAAGAGTCTTCGCGTCAGTGACGCTGTTCTCCGCGCCATACGGGCGAGAAGTGGTGGTGGTGGCACCGGAGGTAATCCGGGCACTGTCACGAGGCGCGGGGGCTGCTCGTCGCGTCATGAGGTCAGCCATCTTGATGGCGTGATGGTCGGGAACACCGTCGTTCTTCGCGTCCTGAGCCAGCTTAATGGCTTCAGGAGCCATTGAAAGAAGCTTGACTGCTGAGTGTTGGTTCCATCCCTGATCTAAAAGGGTTCCAAAAACCTCGCGCTGCTTTGGGGTTTCAAGAGCCTTGCTGTTCTCATGGATAAAACGCTTGGCCTCGGCCTCGGCCTGACTGGCGTGAAAAGCCTCTACCTGCTTTTTGTAAGCCTTGTGCTCGGAGGTCGCCGTGTCGAACTTAGTCTGAAGGGCCGTCTGGTCCTGCGTGAGTTGAGCGACACGAGGATCCTCGTCACCAGAAATCAAGGCCTCGTAGATTTGCTGCATACGGCCAGATTCTTCGCTGCGCGACTCAGCCTGGGCTGTGTAGTAGCTTGCTACTCCGTTAGCCGTATATCGGTTCTCTTCAGGAAGAGAGTCAACCTGGCCATCCCAGCCCGTAAAGTCGTAACCTGTCTGCAGTTCATCTGGCGCGGAGACCTTCTCCGTATCGGGGGATACGTCAGCGACAGCCGCTGTAGCCTCTGCGGCAACAGGAGAGGCCTCTGCGGGTGCAGCTACCGGCGCGGCAGCGGGTGCTGCTACGGGTGCATCTGCTACTGGTGCTGCGTCAAGCTCAGACACCGACCTCGCCCCTAATCGCACTTGCCGCTGCCATTCTTCGCAGTTCAGACAAGTCGTTAGTGGGGCTTCCAGAAATCGGCAGCGCAGGCTCTTCACCTACTCCCATGGTTTCTTCAACAGGAACTTCAGCAGCGGGCGCACCCGTCTGAACAAGTTCCCATCCATTCTCAGAAAGGATAGACAGAAGCTCTTCGGGGCTTCCTGGAGTTCGGGAAATGATAGCATCGGCCATGGCCGCTGGTGTGTCCACCGCAACACTTTCCGTAACTACTTCTTCTTCAAGGCCAGCAGGGGTTTCCACGGGAGCCTCAACCGCAGCCGTTTCAACGGCACCAGCAGCGGCAGGATCAAGATAACCAAGTGGATCACCAGCAGGCATTGACATCTCCAGGGAAATCTTTACTCATAGAGCAGGTGTTCGTCAAGCATCGGCTTCAGATTGTTTCTTTATGTTACTCTGGCCCTTGCTTCTATAATCCTCTACATCACGGAAACCCATCCTCTTAACTGTCTTTTCGGCTCGGTTGCGAACATCGGTGTAATGTTCGTCCCATTCTCTATCACCTTTGTTGAGAAAAATGGCTTCGGGGTGCGTTTGCTTGTACTCCCTGAGTTCAGAGTTCGATGTAAAGGACCGACCGATCTGATCAAGTTGTAGGGGTTTCGACGGCATAGGGCCAACAGTACGAATGGGACTGATGATAACGCGAGCAGGCGTATCGCAATAGGAACAGGTCGGGGTTTCGGACAATGGAAAGAAGACATCTACCAAAAACCTCTGGCACGGTTCACATTCTAAATCATAAATAGGCATCAGTATTCCTCCTCAGGGGGATCTTCAGCAGGCTTTCCGCTGAGTAAGTCTCCCCAAGACTCTTCCCCAAAGGCAGGGAAGCCTTCGGGTTTTCTCTCAGCCCCTGCTTCAGGCTGTTCATCATTTAACTCTTCAGGAATCTGTTGCCGATCTTCCATGGAATCGGCAAAGGCATTGCTCATTGTTTCTGCCATGGCTTCCGCTTGACCGGCTCTCAAACCAGGGATGTACATCCCTTCGGCCTTATTGTATGCGGCCATTAGCTCCTTGGCCTTGGCCTTGGTTTCCTCTCGCAGAGACCAAGCGACTTTGGGCTTTGACTTAGGCGGCGACAGACCAACCCTGTACTCAGGGCCTCCATCTGGATCGTCGGGGATCGCCCATATTTCCTGCGGGCCGATCCGAGTTATCGCTCCACCCCCCGGCAAATAATCCCCGATGCGCACATGCTTGGGTTTTCCACCGACATCTATAATCGCACGAGCTTTATCGGAGTACGGATCAGGCTCGCCCTGTTCGGTAGTCCACGCGGATGTTCCCTGTAGGATATACGGCGGCGCTTCTTGTTTCGGATCTGCCATCTATAACCCCTCTATAGGAAACCCAGCGCCCTTAAAACCGGCACCTGCCCCCTGAAAGCCTTGTGATGGAGCAGCAATAGGAGCACCCTGACCACCTACAGGATTAGGAATCTGCTGCTCTTGAAGACCGGGAGGCAATCCGCCGCCAGCAGTTGTGTCCTGCGGGCCAGGAGGAGGAACGGCACCAGGCATCCCCTCCTGCGGAGGACCACCCTTCGTCATGATGTCGCGCATACTCAAGAGATCAAGGAGCTTATCTAGCATCTTGGTCTTGTCTACTTGAGGAGCCTGAATGAGAACATCGAAGAACGTCTGTAGGTTCTTAAGCTGGACAAGCTTATTGTTCTCAGCAGGCGAATAAGGTATGGCCTCATAGTCAAAGTAAAGAGCAGGCTCGTTATCTGCTCCCGTCTTTCCTCGCGCCTGGATGGAGTCCCTGCGGATCTTCATGGCCTCTCCGCCTACCCTTAGAGGAACAACGCTATCGTCAGGTAGGAACTCTTCGTACAGGCCAATGATGGCTGAACCTACAGCACTGACAATGTCGTGGACTTCCTTGATTCTTCGACCGTTGCGCGTCCTTGTGGCTGAGTCAGCAAGGGCGACTTCAGTAGCGACATCAGTTACGCCCACGACTCCCCGACTGTACTGTGGGATACCCAGCACAAACTCAATCATCTGAGAAGCCTTATCGCGGATAGCTCCAAAGGATGGAGACAGAGTCGGCATCGGGGTCATCCCGACGATGTCTCGGATAGGGGCATTTGCTTTACCCTGCATGTCGATAAGCGCCCCTGGTCCTGTGTTATTAACCAATGCAGCCTTAATGATCTCTGGGTTATCTACCAGGCCAGACTGAAGAAGCATGACCGGAATGGACGACTGTGCATGCCAAAGCTCGATAGTGTCTAGCTCGTTAAGCCTGCGTTGAAGTGGGGCGATCAGCTTAACGTCTGAGAGGCCTCCCAGGTTTGTCATGTTGTCGTTGAAGGTAAGCATTGCGAACGGGTTACGAACGAACCTGAACGGAAGATCGCCCTCGAAGAGAGGGTCGTCCATACCGTCGAGGACATGATAGTACCTCCCAGTACCTGAGAAGTCGTAGAACTCAAAGACCGTCACCCATTCAAAAACCTCACGGCTTGCGTCATTGAGCATTGATTGGTCTTTGGTAGAGTCCCGCAGCCAGTTTGGATAAGTACCATAGTCCGCAGACTTAGCTATATGGCTGTCGTAGAACCCTCCCTTCTTTCCTTTCTTTTTCACACGAGAATCGAAGTCCGCCTTAGTCAGAACGGTCACCTCAATCAGGTAGCGAATGTCAGCCCACTTGGAGGCCCCCATGTCGAAGAAGACGTAGCGAGGGTCGGTAACGTAAATCTCTGGAGTCTCTCTTTTGAAGTTCCAGATGGTCTTAACAAAGCCTCGGCCACACAAAGAGGACTGGGTGGCTAGTTCCCATAGCCTTTTATGGAAGTCCTGCTTATCCATGGCGTGATTTATAAGAGCCTCCCGAAAACGAGCGGCGTCATCCAGGCCATCCTTCCTTGCGTTCACGGTTAGCTGGGGATTCGTTGGGCACACGTTAGCAATCATGGTGTCGATGTAAGCATAGGGATAGTTCGACTCAAAGCTCAGGCTACCCTCGCCTCCCATCGCTCCAGAGGCTGCTGCATACTCTTCGTCCTGCTGGTTAGACCAGTATTCGGAAGTGTACCAAGCCCTGTATTGGTCCCATTCGCGGCGCTCGCGCTCAGACTTCTTCTTATGGGTCGTAATGATCCCTTGAATCTGTTCATGTGTGAAAGGCATTTTTAGTCCTTAGTAGTCTACTCGACCGTGGCCTGGAGTCTCTGCCAGCGTTCCTTCTGCTCCGTCCTTCTCAGCGCCCTTGCGCTTGTCGTCGCCCTTCTTCTCTTTCTTGGCAGTGTAGTCCTCTTCGCCCTTTCGGGTCTTAGACTCGTCGCCTTTTTTCTCTCTTTCCTCCCACGAACGCAGGCCCTTTTTTAAAGACCGTTTGATGTTTCTCACGTTCTTTTTGTCATTTCGGCGTTCTTTTCTTTCTTCCTTGGGAGTGTCCTGTCGCTCCAACAGTTCCTTAGCAAACCGCTTTGTTAGCTCGGCCATTCCCCCACCATCGAAAATGTCAATCTTGTGAATCTCTCCAAGCTGGGCCGGGGGCCTGCGCGGGAGGATGGAACGAAGGCTCTCCGTGTTCTCGTCGCCTCCGTCCTGGACCTCGACTTCGACTTCGACTTCTTCCTCTACAGTCTCATCCTCGCTTTCTCTCGCTTTATCCACCGCTGCCCGTAAGGTCTTTAATGAATCTAAAAACTCTGGGGAGAGAAGAAGTGAAGGGTTCTTGCCTCCTGGTTTTATCTTCTGTGCCGCCTTTAGGAGGTCCTCTATCTCTGACACCACATCCAGCCCGCTAGGATCAGCAAACTCTTCTTCCGATACGACATCCAGCCCATGGGGATCAGCAAATGCTTCTTCTTCTTCCATCATTTCCTCCTGCTAACACTTCTATAGCGTATTCGTTTTCGTCGGCCAGGTGTATCCGAGTCTGTTTTCTTGCGGTGAGCCTGGACCTGATCCCAAGACATATCCTTAAATAACACAACGTTGGATGGTACCGCTGCGACACTGCGCCGTTTAATCGGTAGACTGCGAGCCCCTACAATAGACATCATAAGAGCGGAGATTTTATCCCAGTGGTGGCGCGATCTGCGCTTGTGGCCGATGGCCCCGGATAGCATCTCGGTGATCACACTGCACTCCGTTCTCTTGTCGTGCTTATAGCTGCATAGCTGTTCATAAGTGTCCGCGTCGTTGATGACAAGTTCATCCACCAGAGCATCTTGCAGCCAGCCTAACATCTGCTCAAGCTTTTTGGAAGTGGAAGTCAGCCCTGGTCGGTAGGGCTTCTCGTAATACAGGTGAGTGTAGCCAGCCTGCTCGCAGAGCGCGATGGTAGCAGCCCCCACTCCGTTGCTCTCGATGACCACTAGCGCCTTGTTGTACCGCTCGGCGGCCACCAGGAGCCTGCGGGTGAACAACACAGGCTCAGTGTGGTCAGCGTAGCAGGCCACTTGCGTCCACTCTTCCTCGTATAGCTTGAACACCTGAAACGAGGCATGGTCGCGGGCCGCATGGCCTGCAGGGTCAACGCCAATCACATAGGTCGCTCCGCTCTCAGGCTGCTCGTACTCCATGTATGGAGGAGCCCACTTGGCCATCTTGCGCTTGCTATGCTTTTCCAGCAGCGAGGCATGGATGACAGAGGACATTGTGGATAACCAACAGGTCGAGTCGTCCATCGGGTAAAAGACCCGGAACAAATCCGGGTTTCGTCTAATCTGGGTGTCGGTTTCGATCATCAATCTGCGAAAAGCCAGGTTCTCTTTTCGCAAGCCTTCAGGACCGTGCTTCTCCAGCATGCGGATCTCGTCGTTCTCCAGCGCAGCACCCTTGGGCCACGGTCGTTGGTTTAGCTTACCGTCCCAGAACGGGAAGAAGGCGTATAGCCATCGGCCTGCTCCTCGCTTTGCGTCCCGACATTGGTCGTGCCACCAGTCCCCGCTCACCCATGGCGTCGATTCAAGCACCATCAGAGAGTGGTCTCGGTTAATCATGGACGGATAAATCAAGGAATACTGGTGCTCAGGATTTTTCCAGAAGGGAAGTTCGGACCCATGGAAGGAATCAGGAGACTGGCCGATGCCAACGGCCCCACTCTCTCCGCTCATGACGCGCATGCGGCCACCGATCTTGGTGTCGAAGGTAAGCTGGCGAACTTCTCGGCTTACCATGGTCTCAGAGCGCAGAGCCGTAGGCCATCTGGCGTGCGTAAAGTGAACGCGCCTATGTAGGTACTCAGCCCGGTCTCGTGTGTCTGCAATGCAGACGTGGTCCCAGCCTGGCGTGTAGGCTGTCTTCGCATAAGCGCATAGTTCAGCCGTTAATGACTTCCCTCCCTGCCGGTAGCCTAGCAATATGAGCCATTTCG